TGGAACGCGCGTAGCTTGCCACCAAGCCGCTCTGCCGGAGGTACAGCTCCACGGTCAATCGTGGGACATGGCGTTCAAGGACACCAAGGGCTCGGCCTTCGTGGTCGGGCAGGTGTGGGGATACGCCGGCGCCAACAACTACCTGCTTGACCAAGTGCGCCAACGAAAGGACTTCGTAGCGTCGGTCCAGGCGGTCCGGGCCCTCTCGATCAAGTGGCCAAAGTGTATCGACAAGCTCATCGAGGAGAAGGCCAATGGCGCGGCCGTCATCAACACCCTGCACGACGAGGTCCCGGGGCTCCTGCCGATCAACCCTGAGGGGTCAAAGGAGGCGCGGGCCCATGCGGCGAGCCAGTACGTCCACGCCGGCAACGTCTGGCTCCCGCACCCGAGCACGGCCCCCTGGGTCCTGGACCTCATCGAGGAGCTCGCGACCTTCCCGGGGTCGGCCTTCAAGGACCAGGTTGACACCCTCTCGCAATGGCTGCTCTATCGGCACGGCGATGGGGCGAGCTTGCTTCAGCGAATGACGAAGCTGTGACGCTTGCACTGGGACGTGCTACGCAAGCCATGGAGGTCAGCGCATGAGCGACCCGATCACCCTGCACCCGGCCGCCAAGCAAATGATGGCGCGGCTCGACGGCTGGCAGAACGTCCTGACCGGTCTCGGTGACGCCAACCGCGACAAGCGACTGGCCACGAGTTTCGGGTACGCGACGATCCTCTCGTCCAACGAGCTCGACCAGCTCTACCACGGCGACGACGTCATCGCGCGGATCTGCGATCGACCGGCCGACGAAATGACCCGTCAGGGGATTCGGTTGCAGCACGACGGCGAGCCCGAGGACGGCAAGGCCATCATGCAGGCGCTCGATGATCTCGAGGCGATGGAGCGGGTCGCCGAGGCTGTCGCGTGGGCGCGGCTTCACGGCGGCTCCATCATCCTGCTCGGCGCCGAGGATGGCGGCTCCCCGGCGATGCCTCTCCGCGAAGATCAGATCCGCACCTTCGACTGGTTGACCGTCCTGGACCGATGGGAGGTCCAGGTCCGCTCCCACTACGTCCGGCGAGACGCCAAGAAGTACGGGCTCCCGGAGTTCTACTCGATCACCTCGAGCGTCGTGGGGACCGACGGCCTGCCGTATGGAACCATCGTCCACGAGTCCCGCATCCTGCGCTTCGACGGCGTCCGGACATCACGCCGCGAGCGCATCCGCAATGCCGGGTGGGCCAGGGGCGTCGTCGAGCGCATCTACCCAGTCGTCAGGGACTTCGCCGCAGCCTACGGTGGGATGGCCCACCTCCTCCAGGACTTCTCCCAGGCGGTCTTCACGATCAAGGGCCTGGCCAACATGATCGCCCAGGACCAGGACGAGCTCGTGCTCCGGCGTCTGGCCCTGCTCGACATGGCCCGATCGGTCGCCAGGGCCGTCCCGATCGACGAGGGCGAGAACCTCGAGCGCAAGGCAACACCCGTGGCCGGACTCCCAGAGTTGCTCGACCGCATGGGCGAACGTCTCAGCGTCGCGACCGACATGCCCGTCTCGATCCTCATGGGCCGGGCGCCAGCGGGCCTCAGCGCCACAGGCGAGAGCGACATCCGGCTGTGGTACGACAAGCTCAAGAGCGAGCAACAGACGATGCTGCGCCGGCCGCTCAACCGCATCGTCAAGCTCACGATGCTGGCGAAGGCCGGGCCCACCAAGGGGGCCGAGCTCGACAACTGGTCTATCGCGTTCAACCCGCTATGGCAGCAGGACGAAACCGAGATGGTGGCGATGCGGAAGGCCCAGGCAGAGGCCGACGCCATCAACATCGGGCAGGGAGTGCTGCACCCCGAGGAGGTGAGGCAGTCCCGCTTCGGTGGCGACTGCTGGTCGCCGGAGACGCAGCTCGATCCGAAGTACGACGAGATGGATGCGTTGCTCGACGCGCCGCCTCCGCCAGAACCAGGGGCCGACGTATTGGAAACGCCAGAGGATGAAGACCCCATCCCCCTCGGCACGGGCGAGTAGGTGGCGGCGCGGTTGCTCGAGCTCGTGACCGCACAGAACGTCGTGCGCGGCCTGCGGCGGCGCAAGAAGCTGCCGCGCTTGCCTCGCCAACTCCCGCCCAGGCCGGTCGAGCGGGACTACCTGCATGACGTCCTGATCCTCCTGTCACCCGCCTTGGCGCTCGTCAACGACCGCTTGGTCCACGAGCTCAAGGGACTACAGCTCGAGGCCGGGATCCGAGACGACGAGCATCGACGCAGCGACGCCTACTCGGATCGGGTTGACGTCATCATGGACGGGGTGCGGCTCGAGTACGGTCGACGGGTTGACCCCCGGCGCATCCGTGGCGCCGCCCAGGAGGCAGCAGGTAAGGCCGAGCGCTTCAACCGCGAGCAGGTCAACCGGCAGTTCCGCCAGCTCCTGCACGTCGATGTCGTGGGCGGTGACCCGATGATCGAAGGGATGATGCGGGCCTTCACCCAGGAGAACGTCAGGCTCATCACCTCGATCCCAGCGAGGTACTTCGATGAGATCGAGACGACGGTACTCCGGACCTTCCGGTCAGGGCAGCGTGCCGAGGTCGCGGCCCGGCTCATCCAGGACCGCTACGACGTCAGCGCCAGCCGTGCGGCCCTCATCGCGCGAGACCAGATCGGGAAGTTCAACGGCGAGCTCAACAAGGTCCGGCAGACGAGCCTCGGGATCACGCGCTACATCTGGCGGACCAGTCGCGACGAGCGCGTGCGCGAGAGCCACCAGGAGCTCGAGGGCGAGATCTTCGACTGGCAAGGGCCTGACCAGCCACCCGAAGGACACCCCGGGATGCCGATCCAGTGCCGATGCACTCCTGAGCCCTACCTCGGGGACCTTCTCGCCGCCCTGTAGCGTGCGCCGATTTTCTTGACACTCAATCGGCTTGGCATGCAGGCTGCCTTCAATCAGTCATGCCTATCCGTTTCGACAACGTCGAGGTCAGGAAGCCCGAGCGCACTGCGCAGGGTTTCCTCCGTGCCGATGCGGTCCTGACGCGGGCCGGCGTCTTCACCTACCGGCAGCCAGATGGCACGACCCGCCGGGAGCTGCGGCCGGCCGACGAGGTCTTCCGGGCCGACTCGCTGGCCACGTTCGAGGACGCGCCCGTCACGGTCGACCACCCCGACGCGATGGTCACCAAGGACAACGCCCGCAAGCACGCTGTCGGGACCGTCAAGGAAACGCCACGGCGCGATGGTGACTTCGCCGTCGCCCGAGTGCTCGTCACCGATGCCGCTGCCATCGCCGACATCGAGAGCGGCAAGCGGTCGTCTGTCTCGTGTGGCTACGAGTGCGACTACGACCCCACCCCCGGGGTGACGGCGGCCGGCGAGCGATTCGATGGCCGTCAGCTCAACATCCGTGGTAACCACCTGGCCCTCGTTGCCTCCGGGCGCGCGGGCCCCGATGCTCGCGTGCGTCTCGATGCTGCCGATGCGGTGCAACTCGAGACCCAACCCTCCAAGACACCGCAGCAGGAGCTCTTTCCGATGAAGACCAAGACCATCCGCATCGACGGCGTCGACCACGATCTGCCCGAGCACAGCGCCCAGATCATCGAGCGCGAGGTTGCCAGGCGCGACGGTGAGATCAAGACGCTTGGCGATCAACTCAAGGCCAAAGCAGTGGAGCACGAGAAGGCCCAGGCCAAGGCCGACCAGCTCGAGGACGAGGCCAAGAAGCTCCGGGCCGACGCGGCCCCAGAGGCCATGGCCAAGCTCGTCAACGAGCGGGTAGAGCTCATGGGCGCGGCGTATGCCGTCCTAGGGGAGGCTCGTTGCGATGAGCTGAAGGTCGACGCGCTGGCGTCCCTCGAGATCAAGCGAGCCATCGTCCTGGCGCTCTCGCCGGAAGCCAAGCTCGAAGGCAAGAGCCCGGACTACATCGGGGCCCGCTACGACCAGGCCATCGAGAGCCTGGCGTCAGAGCCCCAGATGGGTGCCGTCAAGGGCGTGGCCATGACGGCCGTGACCGAGACCCGCGCGGGCGATGTCGACAAGGCCCGGAGGGACGCGATCGCCAAGTCGGACGAAGCTTGGAAAAAGCCCCTCTCGACCTCGCGGGCCGGCTAGCCCTTCACCCGATCACCAAGGTACAGGCCCTAGGGCCACCGACAGGAGCAAGAGCAGATGAGCCAGACCAGCTACAGCAGCGCCTCGGCGGTGGCCTTCGCGGGCCTCGTGGCCGACAGCCAGGGCCACAAGACCGACCACAAGATCAACGGCGAGAGCGCCGCGATCCCATTCGGCATCGGAGTCACCCGCGGGGCCACCGAGAACAAGGCGGCCCTGCCGGATGCGGCGTCCGATGAGATCATCGGGGTAGTCGTCTCGAGCTTCTGGGCCGACAACCAGGGACTCGCGAGCGACGACGGCGTCGCGGCCGGCGACCAAATGACCGTCATCTTCGAGGGCGATGTGTTCGTCTTGGTCGAGGAGGCCGTCTCCCCCGGAGATCCCGCCTACGTCCGCTACACCTCGGACGGCGGGAGCTTCACGCAGCTCGGCTCGTTCCGGAAGTCAGTGGACTCTGGCCGCGCCCGTCGTGTCCGTGGCGCCAGGTATGAGATCGGCGCAGCGGCCGGCGGCTTCGCTATGCTGCGCCTCTCGGGGCAGCTCGGCAGCGAGAACGACGACCTCGCCATGGTCGAGTACGAGCACGCACAGGTCACGGCCGATACCACGATCCACCTCTTCAAGACTCCGGCGGACCGCGGCTTCGTCATCACGGGCGTCGACTACGTCAACCCGACCGGTCTGGCCGCGAGCGCGACCGACTACTACGTCATCAGCGTGAAGCACGGGACCGGCCCGGTCATCGCTGCCTCGTGGTCGACCCAAACGGGCCAGGAGGGCACGCTCGGCGCCGACACCCAGGTGGCCCTGACCAACGGGACCTTGGCCAACCGCACGGTGCCGCCCGGCACCCAGGTTGACCTCGTGCTGGACGAGACCGGCACACAGACCCTGCCGCTCGGTCGCATCAACCTCAAGGGCTACTGGCTCTAAGCCGGGCCAGCACCCAAGGAGATCACATGAAGTTCCCCCAGATGCTCAACGCCGCCCTCCGCCGTCGTCTCGACGCGGCGGTCGGGCTCCCGGGCTTGCCGATGAGCAGCGACGCACGACTGCGCCTCGACGCCGCCGAGAATCTCTTCTTCCTCCGGCAGCTCGAGCTCATCGAGTCCCGCAGCTTCATGGTCGACTACCCGGAGCTGAAGAGCGAGCGGCTCATTCCGACCAGGACGAACTACGCGCCAGGCGCCGTGAAGCTCACGTACCGGCAGTACGACCGGGTCGGCAAGGCCAAGGTCATCAGCGACAAGTCGAAGCGGCTCCCGCGTGTCGACGTCTTCGGCCGCGAGTATCCGGTCGGCGTTCGGCCGCTAGGCGCGTCCTTCGGCTACTCGATCTACGAGATCAAGGGCGCGTCGATGGCGGGTGAGCCGCTCGAGCAGATGCGAGCGAACGCTTGCCGCGAGACCATCATGCGGCTGCTCGAGGACATCGCCGCCGTCGGCGACTCCGAGAGCGGCATCAAGGGCCTGCTCAACAACTCGGCGATCAACAGCGCGACGGCGCCCAACGGTGCCTCGCTATCGCCTCTGTGGTCCACCAAGACCCCGCTCGAGAAGCTGGCGGACCTCAACTACCTGTCGACGCAGGTCCGGTCCCAGACCCTTGGCATCGAGGCGCCCGACACCGTCGTGATGGACGAGGAGGCCTATACCGACATCGCGACCACGCCGATCGGGGACAACACCGACAAGACCATCCTCACGTTCTTCATGACGGGGCAGCCGTGGATCCGAAACGTCGAGTCGTGGCACTACTGCGCGACCGCCGGGGCAGGCGGCACCCGCCGGTTGCTCGGCTATCGTCGTGACCCCAGCAAGGTCGAGATGCGGAATCCCCACGGCTACGAGCAGCTCCCCCCGCAGCTCATGGGCCTGGAGTACGAGGTCAATACCCACATGAGCACGGCCGGCGTGACCCTCTACAAGCCGCTCTCCGCT